AAGCTGAATACGGGCGTTTGGTGGAGTTTGAAATGAGAGGACCACCGCCCAAAGATCCCCGCCTCCTGACCGGCCATCGCCGGAACCGCGCCTCGACCAAGGCGACTCTGCCGACCGAGGCCGAGGCCGCCAAACGGAAGGTCCCGCCACTCCCCGTGCTTGGCGGTACGGCAAAGTGGCATCCGCAAGTCATTGAGTGGTGGCAGGATATATGGCAGTCGCCAATGGCCGCGGAGTTCGTCCATGCCGACCGGCACGGTCTCTACCGGCTCGCTAGGCTGCAACAGGACTTCTGGCGCGCCCCGAGCAAGAAGGACCGTGTCGCTATTGACCGCGAGATCCGCCCACTGGAGGCGGAATTTGGGCTCACACCGATCAGTCGACGTCGGCTGCAGTGGGAGATAGCTCGTGGGGAGGGCGCGGCGGAACAGACTGCGATACGACGGAAACGGAAGCGGGCCGATCCGAAGAAAGACCCCCGTGACGTGCTCGGGTTGGTCAAATGACGACCTTCATGTATCCTCCGCCCGACGACCGGCCTTGGCCCACCCTTGGGCCTTTTGTCTGCGATTTCATCGAAAGCAACCTGTGCTATGGGCCTGGGGATTTACTCGGGCATCCCGTGACCTTGAGCGACGAGCTGCGGGCCTGGATTTTCCGCATCTACGAGATCGAGCCGCCCTATGTGGTGACCGGGACGGGAAGGGGGCGTCGGCGGCGGAAGAACCCCCGGGCTGGGCGGCGGCGCTTCCAGCGCTGCGTGCTCTCGCTCCGCAAGGGTTCATGCAAGACGGAAATAGCCGCCTGGCTGGCGGCGGTCGAACTCCACCCCGACGGGCCAGTGCGGTGTGCTGGGTTTGACAGGGATCAGCCCATCCCCCGCCCCGTCACCGATCCCTACATCCCGATGATCTCGTACACGGAGGAGCAGACGGAGGAGCTCGCCTACGGGGCGCTCCGCCGGATTCTTGAGGAGAGCCGCATAGCGAGCGACTTCGACATCGGGCTCGATCGGATCATCCGGGCCCGTGGTGACGGCAAAGCCGAGGCCGTGTCGGCCTCACCCAACGCCCGGGATGGAGCCCGGACCACGTTTGAACACGCCGACGAGACACACCGTTTCCTCCTCGATGGTCTCAAACGGACCTGGACGGTGATGCTCGCGAACCTTGCCAAGCGACCGCTGGCCGATCCGTGGGCCCTGGAAACCACGACAGCACCCGAGCCGGGTGCCAACTCAGTGGCCGAAGGCACCATGCGCTACGCCTACGAGATGGCCGAGAAGAACGGATCGGGCCGCGCGCGGCTGTTTTTCTTCCATCGGCAAGCCTCAGACAAGCACGACCTCGACACCGACGCGGGACTCAGGAACGCCGTGGTGGAAGCGTCGGGGCCGTACATCGTCGAGTGGAGTGATGTCGATCGCATTGCGGAGAGTTTCCGGGAGCCCGATGCAGACCTGCCGTACCTCGAGCGCGTCTGGCTCAACCGACCCGTGCAGGCCGCTGGGATCGCGTTCGACATTGAGCGCTGGAATGAGCTCGCCAAACCGGAACACGTCGTGCCGGATGGTGCCCTCATCGCGCTGGGGTTCGACGGTTCGCGATACGACGATGCCACGGCCTTGGTGGGAACCGAAATCGAGACGGGGTTTCAGTGGCCGCTCGGGATCTGGCAGCACCCGCCGCAGGCGGTCGTTTGGGAAGTTCCGAAGATGGAAGTCGACGGCATTGTCGATGACGCCTTCGAACGCTGGGAGGTGTGCCGGATGTACTGCGACCCGCCCAAGTGGGAAGGCTGGATCGCGATCTGGGCCGGCAGGTACGGCGACAAGCGGGTCGTGGAGTGGTGGACGAACCGTCGTAAGCCGATGGCCTACGCGATCCGGGCATTCAAGTCTGCGATGCGGGCCGGCGAATTAACCCACAACGGCGACCAGGTGTTGACGTCACACATCGCCAACGCGCGGCGGCTGTACACCCAACTCATCGACGACGAAGGAAAGAAGTTGTGGATTCTGCGGAAGGAACGTCCGGACAGTCCCAAGAAAATTGATGGGGCCATGGCGGCGATTCTCTCATTGGAAGCGTGCACCGATTCTGTCGCTGATGGGCTGCTCGTTGGAGCTGGCGACCTGGGGATTAGTATATTATGACAGCGATCATGGCGTGGTTCCGGCATCAGTGGCGTGCGATCGGAGTAGGATTCCGTCGTGCACTGCACGCGCCAGACAGCAGAGATTGGCACGTGTACGGCGGATTGGCGATCGCCGGCGTGGGGGGTTGGCTGCTTTCTCCCGCCTGGACTTTCATTGCGATCGGTGGTGCGCTGGTACTCTTCGGACTTTTTGGGGGTCTCTTGGATCGGTGGATGGCACGAACGGAGGATAGCGGATGACATTCTTTCCTGGTGCAGCGCTGGCGCCGCGAATGCACACCAGCGTCACGCATGAAGAATTCGACATGCGCGACCCGCTCAGTTCCTTCTGGTATGGCCCTGTCGGCCAATATGCCGAGACGTTCTCAGCCTTTCCGATCGGGCCGGAGTCGGCCATGCGCATCTCGGCGGTGTTTGCCTGTGTGAGTCTGCTCTCGGAAACCTTCGCGTCGTTCCCCTGTATCCTCAGCCGACGCACGGACGATAAGGGTGGCAAGGAACGCGCGCGCGACGATCGGCGCTACCGGACACTACGGAGGCGGCCGAATTCATGGCAGAACCAGATCAACTTTTTCGCGAACGGCCAGACCGATCTCGGGCTGCGCGGGCGGGCTCTTGGTAAGATCATCGACGACGGTCGAAAGTTGCGGATCGAGCCCATGCTCCCTACGCGCACCCAGATCGAACAACTCTCAACCGGTGATCTTCGTTACCAATACCACAACCCGCTCACCAAGCAGCGGGAGACTCTCTTGCAGGATGAAGTTCTGGACGTCAAGGACTTGAGTCTCGATGGGTTCACCAGCATTGCGCGGTCATCGTTGGCCCGTGAGGCGATTGCGGTCGCGGCGGCTGGTGAGGCATTCGTGGGTGGGTTTTTCAAACACGACGCGACCGGTCGGATCGTGTTCCAACATCCGGGGAAGCTCAAGCCGGACGCGGAGGCCGGTTTTGAGAAGATGATCAAAGAGAAGTGGGCGGGTTGGAAGAATCGCTCCCGGCCGATGCTGCTCTCGAATGACGTAGAGGTCAAGGAAGTCGGTACTCAGGACGCCAGTAAGAACTTCATCGTCGATCCCCGGAAATTCCAAGTGACGGACGTGGGCCGCTTCTGGCGTGTTCCCAACATCTTGATCGGCCTCGAGGACCGCAGTACCTCATGGGGCACGGGCATCGAGCAACAGTTGATCGCGTTCGCCACGTTCACGATGCGGTCGGTCGCCGACCGTTGGGCTGCGGCGCTTATGCAGGCGCTCTTTACCGAGGAGGAGCAGGAAGAGTTCGTTGTTGAATTCCTCTTCGATGACTTGCTCCGCGGTGATCTCGCGACGCGCACTGAGGCCTACCGGGCCTTCAAGGAGATCGGTGTTCTGAGCGCCAACGAGATCCGCCGCAAAGAGAACATGAACCCGCGCGAGGGTGGCGATGAGTATCAAGAGATCCCGGCCGGCACCGCGCCGGGGAATCGTGCAGCGAGCGTGGAAGTCCACCAGGTTCCGGCCCCATTGATTGCCGATGCGGCACAGCGTATTGCGGCCGCTGACGTGCGGGAGGTTCGGCGTCGGGAGAACTGGAAAGCTGGACCTGTGCGGTGGCGCGCGTGGGTCGAGGAACATTATGCCAGCCATCGCGAGTATGCTCTCACGGTTCTGACGCCGCTGGGTGCTGTGTACCGCGTTGCGCCCGACCGCGTGGCCGAGATTGCAAGGGCGATCTCAGACTCGGGTCGTGCCGCTCTTGCCGAAGGGGTGCCGGTGGGATGGCTTGACGGGGGGCGGGCGACGGTAGTGGTGGCGTTGCTCAAGGAAGGTTTCACGGCGCCGATGGCGGCCTAATAAGGAAAGGGAATCTCATGACCACGCAATTCATTCGACTCACACGCGCACTCTCCGGTCCCTTGTTGATCGATCCGGCTTTCGGTGCCCGAGCCGCTACCCTGCTGGCCCATGGCGGGGTCCGCTATCTCATGGCCTCGTTGCATCAGGATTTACAGGCCGACGCCGAGGAACGACAGGCTGCCCGGTCTGGGGCACGGCAACGCGCGGGAGCGGGGGGTGTGGCCGTGATTCCCGTGCTCGATGCGATCTCGAATCGGCCTCACAGTTTCGGGGCATCGACGCAAGAGATCGGTGCAATGCTCGATGCTGCGGTGGCGAGCAAAGACATCGCCAGCATTCTTCTCGACGTGGATTCCCCCGGGGGCACGGTTGAAGGTGTGCCAGAGCTCGCCGAGAAGCTGTTCGCCGCGCGCGAGGAGAAGCCCGTGGTGGCGATCGCGAATGGCATGATGGCGAGCGCCGCGTACTGGATCGGGGTGGCGGCAAGTGAAGTGGTCGTGACGCCATCCAGCTCGGTGGGCTCCATCGGCGTCTACACGATCCACCAGGACATCACCAAGATGCTGGAGAAGGAGGGTGTGAAGGTCACGACCGTGAGCTTCGGGAAGTACAAGAAGGAGCTGGCGCCATGGGTCGAGCTCACAGAGGAGGCGCTCGAGCACATGGAGCAGCGAGTGGATGAGATCGGGATGTGGTTCGTGAAGGACGTGGGGCGGTTCCGCGGTGACACGCCGGCCAACGTCCGGAGCGGCTATGGCGAGGGCCGCGTTCTCAGCGCAAAGGCGGCAGTGAAGGCGAGCCTGGCCGATCGTGTTGCGACGTTTGAGGAGACTTTGGACCGGATGCTGGCGAAGGCCAAGCCGCGACGTGGTATGCGGACGGAGAGCCTACGCCGGCAGCTTGATCTCGCGGGGTGAACCGTGGAATATGAATATCAGAAGGTTGCTTTTGGAAAGAAGCTGGGCGATCCCAAAAGCAACCCGGCGCTCGTTGAACGTGATGGGTGGCAGTTTGTGCGGGTCGTGAAAATGGAAAGTGACGACCAATACTGGATGGTAGTAGTCAAACGGCCAGTGACTGGAGGATGAAACTCGGCATCGTCATTCCCACCAACCGACCGGAGCGGGTGATCGGTGGCTGGTGGGAGCGGTGGCAGTTCCGGGATGTGGCGGTGTATCTGGTGCACGACGCGCCCGAGCCCTACCCTGCCCTGCTCAATCTCGCGGCGTGGCATCTCTCCTGGCAGGACATCGCACGATGGTTTCCGGAGGAGTCGGATGTGATCACCCGGCACTCCGATGCAGTGCGGTGTATCGGGTTGCTCGAGGCGTACCACGACGGCTGCGAAATCGTGATCACGCTCGACGATGATGTCACGCCGAACACCTCCGACTTTCTGGAGATGGTTGAGCGTCTTCTGATCGAAGGCCATCCACACGATGCATGGCTCAACCCCGCACCCAACGCGCACGCACGCGGGGTGCCGTTCCGGCATCGGGAGCGGCGCTGGCCCGTGGCGGCCGTTGCCTGTTTGCCGTCGGGGGATGCGGACCTGTCTGCGGTGTGGCGGCTGGCGCATGGTGAAACCGAGGCGGCCTTGCCCGATATCGGAGTGATGCCGCCGGGGCAGTACATGCCGCTTTCCTCTCTCTGCCTCGCCGTCACGCGCGAGTTCCTGCCGCTCTGGTACTTCCCGCCACAAGGGCAAAACTTCGATCGCTGGGGTGACATCTGGGCGGGACTGCTCATCGTGCGGGTGGCGGAACATCTGCGGCGCGCGATTCTCTGGACAAGCGGGAATGTACACCACGAGTGCGCTAGCGACCCGTTCATCGGCTTGATGACCGAGGCCCGCGGCTATGCCCGCAACGAACGGTTTTGGAACCAGCTCGACACCCTCGCGTTGACCGGTGCGACTCCCATGGACTGCGCCCGCGAGATCGCCGATTGGATGCAATGCCTCCCCGATTCGTATCTCCGAACATGGGGACGGAACCTCGCGCAGTGGATCACCGTACTTGACAATCCACAGCCGTCGCTCCTATCTTCTGCTTGACGGTGTAACGCCTGGCAGACCGATGTCGCAGGAAGCACACCGAAAAATTTAGAGTTCACGCGCAGGCCGATGCCGGCGGAACGACCAACGAGGTTTCACTGACCTCGGGTTGAGTTCCTGCCGGCTTTTTCGTTGCGTGCTTGCTCCCGAGGCGGAATCAGGGAGTGGAGCAATGCCAAACGAACTCCTTCAATACGATCAGCGGCTCGCCGAGACCACCGACAAGCTCGAGGCGATCCACAAGGCTGCTGACGACGATCAGGATGGAATCCTGACCGACGAGCAGAAGGTCGAGTGGGACGGGCTGCTCGAAAAGCGCAAGCAGACCGAAACCCAGAAGGCTCGGGTGGTTGAGCTGCGCGAGCAACGGCGTAACGCACCCGCCGCACGATCGACCCCAGCTGACCCTTCCACGGTCGTCACCAATATTCACAATCGGGCGGAAGGCGACCCGTCCTACGGTTTCCGTGGCTCTCGCGAGTTCATCAGCTCGGTATTGGCAGCGGCTGGGATCGGCGCGGTTGAGCAAGTGGCCGATGAGCGCCTCCGCCCACTTGTGGCCGGGGACGGCGGTTATCCGAACGACCCAGGTCTCGCCTTTGTACTACCGCGTGCATACACACCATCCGGCTTGCTGCTCGACGCCGGAGGGAAATTCATGCCAAGCGGCCAGTTTCGTGCGGCCGTTGGATCGGATGAACACGGTGGGTACGACTACGGCCGCGGTGGGGCCGCCATACCAGTCACCCTCCTGCCGGGAATGTTGCAACTCGGCTTTGAGGGCGATCCGACGACGGGGCGGACTCAGATGGTGCCCATGGCATCGCCAGTCGTCTCGCTCCTTGCCCGGGTGGACAAGGACCACAGCACGAGCGTGTCCGGCGGGTTCACCGTAACCCGTAGGCCGGAAACGGTGGACATCTCGTCCAGCCGGACCCAACTCGAGCGGGTCAAGCTCGAGGCGGCTGGCCTCTTCGGGCTGGCGTTCGCCACAAACGAGTTGCTCACCGATTCACCGATTTCCTTCGTGGCGATCATCGAGGCCGGGTTCCGCGATCAATTCGCCCACGAAGTCCTCAAGGAGAAGCTCCGCGGGACAGGTGCCGATCAGTATCTCGGTGCCTTGACCGCCCTGGCCTCCGCAACCCTGGGGCCGACGGTCGCGGTCACGCGGACAACGACCAGCGAGATCAAGGCCGACGACGTGGTGAACATGCGGTCACGCTGTTGGGGGTATCAAAACGCGATCTGGATCGCCAACCACGACTGTTATCCCATGATGAGCAAGTTGGCTCACATCATCACCGATGGTGGGGCGACGCCCGTGGGAGCGGGAGCGATCACGCTATATCAGCAGTCGCTCGTGGAAGACCGACCGGACATGCTGTTAGGGCGTCCGGTCTTTTACAGCGAGTACGCCTCGTCACTCGGCGTGGCCGGCGATCTCGGGTTGTACAACTGGAGCCAGTTCCTGGAGGGTCTCTACCAACCGCTCCAGGGTGCCGAGTCGGTCCATGTGCGCTTCGTCCAGCACGAGAGCGCATTCAAGTTCTGGCTGCGGAATGCCGGTGCGCCATGGTGGCGCACGGCCATGACTCCCAACCAGTCGTCAACGACGCTCTCGCCGTTCGTCATCATTGCGGCGTAGGAAGGAGACTCTGAAATGGTTGCAAGATATGATGCTCAAAGCCTCCTGGCGCGGTTCAAGTGCCGGATGGCCGACTGGAATCCGGACGGAGTCGCCAAGGTAATCGTCGATCTTGTTCCGGCTTCCAGTGACGAACTGCTCCCGATCGCGCGGAGCAAGCGTTTCCTGTTCGGGATAATCGTCAACACGACGGGAGCGACCCCGAATGACCTCGAGGAGTTTGAGGTCATCGCGGCAACGGATGCCGATGGCACAGGTGCGACCGTGGTCAAGGCGCACGCGCTCGGGAGTACGCCGGACGCAATCGGCGATACGGTCTGGCTCGAGGTCGATGTGAAGCAGATTCGCGAAGTCCTCGCGACTGCGACCCATGTCGGGGTGCGGGCCGAGGTGACGACCACCACCTCGCAATGCACCATCGTGATCATCGAGGAGCGGATGGAGGAGCACAACAGCCTGACCGCCGATTACGTCAGCTGAGTTGGGCGACCGATGCATTGGTCGCTCACGCTGGTCACGGGCCCTGCGGCGGAGCCGATTTCGTCCACTGCGGCGAAAGTCTGGCTCCGCCTCAGCCATACCGTAGAGGATGCGCTGATCGACGACCTGATCCAGATGGTTCGGGAACAGGTCGAAGAACACGGTATTGCCGTGATGACGCAGACCTGGGATCTGCGGCTGGATCGGTTCCCCTCGGTGATCCGGATCCCCATGACGCCGGTACAAGAGGTCTCGTCGATCAGCTACATCGACACCAACGGCGACACCCAGACGCTAGCGGCGAGCAAGTACACGGTGGACTGGAAGTCCACGCCGGCGCGCATCGTGCCCGCCTACGGGCTCAGCTGGCCGAGTACGCGGGGTGAGCCCAACGCCGTGACCGTGCAGTTCATCGCAGGCTACGGCGATGGTGCCACGCCGGGGATTCCCGAGCGGGTTCTCCAGGCGATGCGGTTGGCGCTGACCACGGGTTACGCGCTGCGGGCGGATAACGATGCGGCCCAGACTGCGGTCGCGCGGATTTTGGACAACTATGCGCTCTACTACTACTGACCGAACCTTGGCCGTTGTGGTGACCATGCCCGGGCGCCCGCTCGAGCAGGTCTTGGCTTCGTTGCGTCCGCAGGTCGATGAATTGGCGGTCTACTGCAACGGATTCAAAAGCGTTCCCAAGAGCGCGGCTATCGCGGATCACGTGCGCTGCGACTTGGCCAACAGCGTCGGCGCATCGGGGAAGTTTTTCCTGAGCCGTCAGTGGGAAGGGATCTACCTCGCCTGCGACGACGATCTGTGCTATCCGCCGGATTACGTCGAGCGGATGCGGGATGCGGTGCGACAATTTGACGGCCGTGCGCTGGTGACGTGTCACGGGCGGGTTCTAGACGCTGGATGTTTCGAAGCCGCGGAGGAGACGTATCGTGCGCTCGACGACTGCCCGGGGCGGTGGCTCAATTATCCCGGCTCGTGTGCGCTGGCGTTCGATACGTGGCTCAGGGTTCCCGACGTGTTCCCGAAGAACAACGAGGAATCCGCACTGGCGGTCTGGGCTCAACGGCGCGGCGTCCCGATCTGGCTGCTGCCGCACTGCGCGGGCTGGCTCGAGACTCTGCTTCCGCCCAAGTACGACGGCCCAACGGTCTGGAAGGCCGAGAAGGCCGCCGGGTTCGCCAATCGCAACGCCATGCTGTCGCAAATCGCTGACTGGCCTGTGCACCAGGTGGCGGCATGAAGATCGTGCTCATCACCTGCGTCTGGCAGCGGCATGTCATCACCGCCGCCTTTTGGGCTTTCGTCGCACACCTCCGCGATTGGTGGGAGCCGCACGAGCTCCACGTCATCGCGGCGGGTTCCGAGGAGCCAGAACAGCAAGAGATGGCGCGCGAGGGGGGTGCCGAATACCTGAACGTCCCCAACCGGCCGCTGGGGCGGAAATTCAACGCCACCCTGCAGGCGGCACGGTGTCACCAGCCCGATGCGGTCCTGATTATGGGATCTGACGATGTGTTCTGTGAAAGAATCGCTCAGGCGTATCTGCCGTTCTTCGCGGAGACTCCGTACGTCGGCCTTGAGGATTTCTATTTCTACCATACCGTCGATGGGCGGTTCGGTTATTGGGCCGGCTACAAGATGGCACGCCGGCGTGGGGAGCCGGCGGGTGGCGGGCGTGTGCTACCCGCCAGCCATCTCGATCATCTGGACTGGCAGCTCTGGGCTAATGGGAAAGACCACGGCATGGATCACAGCGCCTTTCAACGGTTGCGCGAGGTGGGGATCGAGCACCCACCCCTGATTTCGTGTCGGGCGCTCGAGGGCTGTGCCGTGTCGCTCAAAGGACCCGTGAATCTGTGGAGCATGGAGCAGGTCCAGCCGAAGCTGCAGGACGATGCGACGCCACTCCAGCAGTTACCGGCCGATGTCCTGGAGATCCTCGAGCCGCTGCGGGTGAGCAAATGAGAGCCGCCCCAGCCCAACTCGACAACCGGACCAACCGCGTCCGGCTCTACAGCTACAGCGATGCGGGATCGAACGGCGTTGTGGATTCCCGCTACACGTTTGTCGAGGAAGTCTGGGCGCAGTTCACACCCGATCGAGCGGTCGAGCGGTCAGGTGGCGAAGCGGCCACACATGAGAGGCGCGCCACGTTCGGCTTCCACGAGCAGGTGAGTG